AACTGGTTCACCTTCAAGAGTACGGAACTTACTCTTTTTGTTTTTTGCAGATACGAACAGGGTGGGATTAAAAACCTCCCTGTTCATGTACCTCTTACCATTTTCATAACCACGGACCAACATTTGGTCCCCAACCATTTGAACGTTCGTATAAAATCGCATCAGGTAATCTTCAAGTAGTAATCAAGGAGTTCTTTCGTTGGCTCTACGAAAGTGAGAACGTCATCCGACCTCATCAGTATAACATCTTGTGGAGTAAAATCCAACCAGGGAACAATTCTATTCTCTGCACGTTCGTTTGGGCAACCAGGTTTTGTTAGAACTTCATATGGTTTAATCAGTTTACAATCTGGTTCACCAATATCACCACCAACTTCTGCGACCTCAGAGATCAGTACCGTTTTGTTCTTCAAGAATAGACATTGTACGTTCTTCTGCATTGATGTTCTCCTCGTATGATGTTTTCAGTTTTTCCAATGGCTCACAAATTGTTACCACCCAGTCAGCTGGGATTTGGAATTGATTGTCTTGCGAAAATGGTTGCCACTTTACAAAGTTAACATTAACACGATCACCATTTTCTTCTTCAGTCAGTGTCATAGATCTTGACAAGCTGATACTTCTAGGATCCTTAAGAAGGAAACCAACTACTTTCTCCGTTCCATTCTCTTCCAGAACAAGTTCTTTTACGTCAGAGATAACTTCTTCAAGTGATTTAAGAACCAAAAGTTTAACAGTCATTTTATTCTCCAAATTATAAAAGGGGTTACCCTAAGGCAACCCCACTGCATGGCACGCAGGTGTAAGTATTTAGAGGTAATCCTTACGAGCGTGATGTTCGGGAACTATTTTCCCAAGTACGATCCGTAGAAGTCCGTCTTCGAATACAACGTCCCTGACTTCTGTGTCGTCGGATAAAGTCCACGCTCGTTTAAAACTTCTGCTAGCCACTCCCTTGTGGATAAAGGTCTTCTCCGAGTCGGTGTCCACTTTTTGTCCTTCGACAAAAAGCTTTCCATATTCTGTGAAAACATTTACTTCTCCTTTCTTAAATCCAGCTAATGCGATTTCTAAATGCGATTCAACATTATTTACCTGAACAAGATTATAAGGCGGATAGTTTGTTGTAGTTTCATGAAGATTGAACAGACGATCAAAGTATTCATCCATTCCAATGCTGTTCTTAGTGATCTTATCCATCAAGGTATTAAGATCCGCAGCCGTATACCTGGTGAGGTTAGTCATTTACTTCTCCTTGTAAAGCGAGACTAGATTGTGTGGACCCTTTCGGCATCCAATACTAATTATAAGAGCAATAAAAAAGGACGGTGGCGAAAACACCGTCCATATAGTAGCGTATATTCCGTATGTATAGAGTCGCGCACGAAAGAGCGACGTTCTATTTATGCGGTTTCTTCTACTTTTTTCTTCTTACCAATGTTGTACTTGGTCTCCAGAGCCCACTCATTCTTCTCTTTATAAGAGAGAACTTTGATTTGGTTCAGAGGAGCAACCTCTGCAACACGAGTCTCATCCACAACATCAATCAGACCCCAATCACAAAGAAGATTGGTGATTCGATTGCGACGTTGAACATCATTCACTGTTAGATTGGCCTTCTTACCATCAAGGGCAAAGAGTTCCTTGAAGTGAACGATGAAATACTTACCCTGTTTATGCAGGATGTGGCACGATTGATAGAGTTTCTTTTCCTTACGGGATGCAACTCCGATACGGGTCAAGGTTTCACGCACCTTGAGAAAGTCGTCAGGCTCACGCAGAGTAACCTCTACCATTTGATCAGGTGTCCAACGGACTTCAGGTTCCGCAACACTCATTTTTTTCCTCCAGTCTCAAGTCTAGCTTTAATGAATTCAATTTGTTCAGGTGATAAAATACGGAGGGCTTGTTGCGCTTTTTCATTACTATAACCATAGTAAGATTTAACTACATCAAGATCCTTGACTTTATCCTTTCGGAGCCAGGGAGAAAATCTCTTCCTTTTCCTCACACTATTTAGATAAAACTGATACTGCATGTCTTTATCCATATAGTGAGACATATTCATCTCATTGGCGTAAAGAACGGTATCAATGTGGCCAGACATGCACTTGTTGATGATAAATGGTGCATACTCCTTCTTTGCAGCAGGATCCTCTTCCATAAGATCCTTTTTGTTTAAGTTAATCGAGTTCAACCAGTCTTTAAGTTCCATCACCGAATAATGTCAATGTCCATATCTTTAGTCCAAACCTCAAGTTCAGTGCGAAGATTACCTTCAGACTTAAGTTTGGTGTATCGTTTTGCGGCCATCTTCTTCCACTTTGCAACTACGTTCTCCATGTAGAACTTGTCAAAGTTTTGAGGATTCTCCACCAGTTCAGTGTCCTCACCCAGAAGGACCTCACGAGTGTTTGCAAAACCATAGTCTGAGAAATAGGTGCGTTTCTTCTCAGTCAGTGCAGTTGCACTTGAAATTGCATCTACAAACTCCGTCAGTTTGTCGCCAGAAAGAGACTTCTTGATGATTGCAATCATCTTCTGTTGAGTCTTCAACTTGCGACTGGAGGCATCGGCCTTTACAAGAGACTCACCTTCATTGCGTTCAACAAACCACTTGTTCAGATCTTTGAAGATGTGGTCATGAAGAAGGGGAGTGAAGTTACTGTCGGTAAGACCTTTGTATCTCATGATGGGTTTCAAACCATCATACTGAGATGCACTCTTGGTAGAACCATAGAGTGAAGTAGTCTCAAAGTGACAGATGTTTGCATCATACTTAGAGTTCAGAATCTCCCTGACCTCATGTGTGCAACAGAGCATCGCAAGCAACTTACCACCCAGGTAATTGTAGCCAAAAGGCTGCGTAGGTACGATAATAAAACCCATGATCGCATGTCTGTTGAAGATGTTGAGATCAGGAGTCGTACCAAGCCATTCATTGCGAGGTCTAGAATTAATTGTAGGGGAGCCAAACCTACAGAAACCAAGAATCGTATTGGTGTTCTTCTCAACGACCATCCACTTGAGTGATTTACCAGGAACTGAATCCTCGATCGCGTGTGATGTGGTGATCTGTAGTTTCTCATTGAACTCCTTCACTGATCGAATACCAGAGACCCGACCAGAGACTTTCTTTAGATCTTTGGCTTCATAACAAACAATATCCATATCTTCGGGATGCATGTCAAATGCAGTGAACATCCCATGAGTATCCTCTTCCTCATAGAACTGAGAAAGAGGACTGCGATTGAGAACTCTCTCAATCTTTACATTACGAAGATACTCATCAATACGATCCATATTGGAAAAGTAGTTGATGAACTTATCTGCGGCATAAACCGCATCACTTTCACTTAGAATCATTTGAAGTTACATTCCACCATGATTTCTGTTAAGGCCGCCAGAAGGTTGATTTCTTGATCGGCCACAAATGCGATCTGATACTGATACTTAGCAATAATAAGCACGGCAGCAGCAAGAGAAGGGCCTTCCACGGCGCCGTTAAGAGCATCGTAAACACGCCGAAGAAGTACACTAGGATCATTATCCAGATTGTTAACGACCCAACGTCGAACTTCTGCGAAGTCTTTTTCCTTAAGGTATTTAACAAGGTCATTTACTTTAACGTCAGAGAACTCTGCAAGGATTGCACTGTCAATTTTACCACCAACGGCATAACGTTGGCATTCATTCAGAACTCTTCGGAAATCAGGGAAATGTTTTGATACCAGTTCTGCAAGGACTTTTTGGTCCGACTCAATATTCTCCGTAACAAGGATCGATTGGAGACGCTTGAAGAATTGGGCTGCAAGGACTTGTCTGTGTTTTCCGTTGATTGAGAATTCAACGACTGCACATCGGGAGTGGAGTGGTTCAATGATCTTGTTTTTGTAGTTACAGGTGAAGATGAATCGACAGTTGTTATAAAATGTCTCAATATTCGCCCGTAGGAGGAGTTGTACGTCGTGGGTTGTGTTATCAGCCTCGTCAATAATAATGACTTTGTGTGCCGCGTCTGCAGAAAGAGAGACGGTCGAAGCAAAGTTCTTTGCGGTGTTTCTAACCGTGTCCAGAAATCGTCCTTCATCGGATCCATTAATGACAATATAGTCGGCCCCTAGTTCCTCACATAATGCGCGAGCAATAGTAGTTTTACCACAACCTGCGGGGCCAGCAAGAAGTAGGTTAGGGATCTCACCCGAGTTCAAGAAGTCTTGGAAAGTCTTCTTGGTAGTCTCAGGCAAGATGCAATCTTCAACAGTCTTGGGACGATACTTTTCGACCCAAAGGAAATCATTACGAGACATTAATTATCAAACGTAGGTGGAATCAGGCTCAAGAGCAATGTAATACTTGAGATCAGTGTTCTTGTTAGTGAACTCTGCAAGCAGTTTAGAAGAGATTACAACATCGTAAGTACCAGGAATGATCTTGATGTTCTCAACCTTGAAGTTGAAACAGAACTCATCATCAGTGTCACCAACCTCTTCACTGAATTCGTGAGAAGTGTCGTTCTTCTTGTCACGAACAACCAGTTCAACCTTACCATTACGACCGATTGCAGACAGGTCAGGAACCTGATAGATTGCAGCGGCCTTGAGGAGTTTGTCCAACTGTTGAGTTGCAACAGTGAAACACACATCCTTAGATGGGAGAGAGATCTCTTTCTCAGGAGGAGAAACGATCACACTGGGATCTGCAAAGAAGTATTTTGCACGACGACGACCATCACGGATAGTCAGATACGAATCTCCAAAGTCCAGATCAGGAGAATCATAGAGAGACAAACCAGAGAGGAACTGATTCAGATCATAGATCGCAAAGTCAGCCTCAAAGTCTTCCTCAACTTCGGCCTCTGCAAGGATGTTCTTCATCACAGAGATAGTCTTCAGTTTGTTACCCTTCTTGATCAGAATCGACTGATTGATCTGAGAAAAGTTCTTCAGGATGTTGGTGGTGTTACTAGAAAGTTTCATAGGTGTTTTTGGGTGCATTATGAAGACCAGAGAAGTGGTAGAGAAGGATACAATAGTGGATGGCTTTCAGAATGTCAAGTTTCGACTTACCATTCTTTTTACCAAATCGGGAGAGGTACTTGATCGCATTCGAGCGACAGAAGGCCTCTGCATCACCGATACTCTCAATCAAATCAAGAGTTTGAGTTTTGGATTCTTGGGAGGTGTAATGGGCACGGTAGGTTCCTGACAGGTAGTCACGAACCTCCTTCATAGTCAGATCTTCTTCATACTTCCAGAACCCATTAGTATTTTCTGGAAGTTCAATGTTTTTTCCAAGGGCTTCCATATCACTGTGTCCCCAAGGGGGCATGTTGTCTTCGTTCATACTTACCGAAAAAGTTGCAGATTCTTCTGGGTAGTAATGTTCTTCCCAGAATTTGTAGTAGTCATTGGGTTGAGAAACCATGGGGGTGTATTCAAAACCCCCATTAGCCTTCACCCACTCTAATTCTCGATCCATTTCATTATAAAAAGAGACCACAAAGTTATTATACCACCTCT